AACAACCTCTGCTACAGTATTCGCCCCGATCTTTACAGAGCCATTATTTCCGATGTGTGTCGTCATTGCGCTTTCCTCTATCTCTCTTCAGTAAGTGAATAAAAATTAATTGTTACGGGCGTTTGTGTAAAACTGTCACCACTAACAGCAGTATTATATGTTACACCCAAAATACGCACAGTGCGTCCGTTATATGTCAGCTCTGTCCCGCGTTTAAAACGGTCTGCAATGGTATCTGCCATTTCCAAACCTTCTTTCTTGCCTTGCCCTACAGGTGCAAATACATCAACCTGATAAATGCCGCTGTACCAATCTTTAGCAGTTGCACCTACAGTTTCACGCTCTACCGTACCCATAAGCACTGTCGGACGGACGTATAAAGTCCCATCAACAGGAGTGAACTCTTTATTGGGCCATGCTACAGAAGGCGCACCAACCATTGTATTTAACTGTGCATCAAGTGCAGCCGATATATCAAAAAATGCGCTCATTTAACTGACCTCGCTTGCTTCTCAACTTCTCGCCTGAATTCCGCAACAGTTACACGAACCATACCTTGTGGCGATTGCCGACTATAACCACCAGCAGTGTTTGGGCCGTCCGGATACAAGCCATACTCTACAACTCTCGCATAGGGTAAATTATTTATTATGTAGATAGCATCATTTGCTTTTGATCTATTTATCTCTGCATTACCTTGGGATATCGCACCGCTTGGGGTCTGCTTTACTGTAGATCTTGGGATATTATTTAACTCAACCTGCCAATTTCCCCGTAATCTACCTGTATCAACAGGAGTTCTCTGTACAACTTGCCCAAACATAGCAAGCGCGGTTCCACGCAACACCTTACTAGTATTACCTTGCGCCTTAACATTGAACTTATGAATATCACCAGCGAAACTCATACTCTCACCTGTAACTGATAAATAACAACGGTTCCAGCAGGATTGACTTGCTCAACATCTACCACTCTATGAACGATAGAATCAATAGTTACTGAATCACCAACAGCAGGAGCAGTAGATACGGCCTCAAGAATAACCCGCCTATCATCTCTTTGTATGTCAGTGCCGTTTATCTCAGATGAACCATACCCAAATACCGCACCGCTGCCGCTATACGTTATAGCAGTACCCTTTGTCTCTTCGCCTGTTACTGGATTGAACGAGGTTACATTGTCTCTACTGAACGATAGCGTTTGACCTTTATCATCTAGCAATCTAGTTGCTGTGGTTGCCAGACGTGCGTAAAAATTAGCCACGAATAGCCACCGCTGAGAAACCACGCCCACCAGCAGCAAGCAATTTCGATAATTTAGCCTCTACCGCTGCCAGATAAACCGTATTACGTGACCCATCCATGTACTCAACTTCAATCGCATCAACCTTTTCTCTCTTGGTTGCGCGTTCTTCATTGGACAAAGGGTTATCTCCACCATCAATAGCTATTGCAGCCTCACACAACGCCTCTGTCAGCTTTACAGGGATGGCATCCGTATCAACGCTATACCCATCAATTATAACGCCACTACGGGGCCACTGAAGCGCTTGATCATCACTGCCCTTGTCGCCTTTAAATGGCTGCTCTTCAATGTAATCCATCGCCTGAATTAACAACACAGCAACGGTGCCGGAGATTGTTACACCTCGATCTGTTGCATAGGTTGAAAAATCAGCCTCAGAGATATAACTGTTGCTATCCGTTTTGCCTGTTCCATCTTCTACAACAATAGTAGCCATTATATTTGCTCTCCCCACTCAACAACGCAATCGGCTGACCCAGAGGCCGCCGTTGCAGTAATAACAAGATAATCACCGCGCACTAACGGGAACTCAATACGTCCACGATACGGGTTATCTACCTCCTGTCGTGCTAACGCTTCAACAGGTATTGATGTAATGAACTTCATGTTAGCCACTGTTACAGATGTTGCTCTAACCGCTGTTGCATTCATGTCAGTAGAGTCGGTTTCTATATAAGATCCACTGTTAACCGCCTTGAAAGTTGCACCTGTAATATCTGCTGCTGACCGCGTAGACCATACTTTAAAAGTAGCCTTCTTTGAGCATTTAACTGTGATCCTTGCAAGAGTCATGGTGCGTGTATTCGTCACGCTATCAATCTGAAGAGGTTGTTTAATAACAATCACCGGATCATCAGTTGATACGCTCACAGCCTCAGAATAAGCAGAACTATAAACCTCCTTATCTACGATGCCATTCTCACTGGTAATATCAGCACAGCCAGCGTTCAACACCACTGTCTCAGTAGTTCTTTCAGCGTGAATGTGAACAGGTAGAGCAGGATTTTCCATTGATGCGGAAGTCAATGTACCTAATAGGTCGAAAGTATGAACAAGTGTACTTGTCCCTTTTGATGGATCACCGATAAAGAATTTATAGTTTCCTGCGGATCTCCATTGATACTGAATATCGTAGATGTTGTTCTTCTCTACATCGAAACCAGTGAGGACAGAAGTATCAATCAACTCTTCGTGCGTCTCTACACTGTTGCGCAATAGGACAGCATACAGAAGACCATCAGCCTTCAACCTAAAGAATACGCCGTTTTCAGTGGTAGCCACACCCCACTCTCTAATACCATCGTTTGTTTTGTCGGGCATCCATCCCGCGAACGAGAACAAATGACCTCTATTTGGCTGGTATCTGGGGCATTCCCTAGATTCCATCATTACACTGGTTTTGGTTGCGTCTGCTGTCAGCTCTGCAATACCGCCAGTGCTTACTATATTCGTCGAGCTATAGACTTGAGTACCGTTCTCATACATAAACCACTGAGACTGCGGGATATCGAAGGTCCACAAGCCGTGGAATAACGATATCGGCATAGACACCTTATTAACGCCCCAAGCGTCAAGGGTTAAATCACCAGCACCAACCTTTACAAGCAAACCAAGATCATCAGTGATGATGCGCGGATTCTTACCTTCTTGATCTTCTGCTACTGAAATGTAGGTGCCTGACTTAGACATTACTTAGCCTTTACAGCCTTTTTTATGACTTTTTTGACAGCGGGCTTATATAACGTATGAGTGCCATCAACGTAATCACACTTGTTGATAGTTACAGGGCCGTTTTTAGTCTTAATTACTACAGTTTCCATTCGATCTTCTCCAGTATCATCAGTAAAGCCCCCTCCGAATGGAAGAGGCTTTGTTGAGACACTAGCCTAACAAGATCGCTGTATGCTCTGGCTTGATGTTTTTAACACCCCACGCCAAAGCTACCTCATAACGCATCTTACGATAACCAGCATACATACTGAACTCAAGCGACAACCCAGAGCGCGGATCAGTGATGATTGTTGAATCAATCGCCAAATCACCCTCTTCAGGACGTGCAGGAGCGCGTGCAGCAAGCACAATAGCTGAGCGGTTAAACGCCATATTACGTGCTGAAGTTGCAACAACAGTAATAGCCGTTGCAGAGCCAGCGATAACAGTACGAAGGCCGGGGGCCGCTAGTACAACAGTACCGCCACCTGATACGTCAGCATCACCAGTTGTTACCATATACTTCTCACTATCACCTGCAAAACTAATGAAGTCACCAGCCAGAATTGCACCTGTACCAGCAGAAGCTAGAGTGATGGTAACAGCGCCAACAGCGTAACCAGCCGTATCAGTGGTTGCGCTTGATGCTGTACCAGCAGTGCCGGTGACAATCTGTGCAGATTCACGGATAGGCATACCAGCGAGATCCAGCAACACACCTTGACGCAGCATTGAATCAGTACCAGCAGCATTAACCGCTGACTGCTTGCCAAGGAAGTTAGCACCAGCAGAAGTATTGATTACCAGTTGATTATCAGTTGGTGCAGCGCCATTGTCTTTCAGAATCTTCAGGACATTAGAAGCGTCTGTATAGTCATTAGCAGTACCAAAAGGAGTAGTTCCGGCTGTACCGTATGCGCGCGAACAAGTTGATTGCAATGCAGCAAGATCAACCTCAACCTCGTTTGTCAGAGTACGTATAGCCTGAGCAATCTTACCGGCGCGGTGGTTCATATAACCAATACCAGTATTCAACGCTTTCTGATCATTACCATTAAAGCCAAATGAAGCAGCTCGCTCTTTAGTGATCTGGATAGTAGTTGCAGTTGACGTTAGGCCAGTTGGATCAGGTACAACCATTGCTGGAGTGATATCACCAGCAGCGATAGTTGGTGCAATATCAACCTGAATATTTTGATCTTTCGCAGCACGATCAGCAGAAGCAGCCATAGAGACTGCTGGAATCATTCCTGTCAGCTCTCGTGAGACAACATCAAGCGCCTCATAGATATCAGGGATGATTGCGGTTAGTGTATTTTCAGCCATTGTGTAATTCCTCTATATTTCAAGTTTTCCCCCGTCTTTCATAAATTTAGACTGGGAGATTGGATCAAGCGCATCAAAATCAGCGCGTTTCATAATTTTAACGGCACCGCCGCTACTTGATCCACCCGAGGCACTGCCGCCAGAGGATTGTCTGCCTTTGATTAGCGAAGCATAACGGGAACTTCCCGCGAACTCATTTGCTAAATCATCAAGACTTGAAACAGTTAAACTACCTGTCTCATCAACAACTTTAATACTACCTTCAGCAAATTTCAAGCGTCTAGTAATAAATTCAGATAATAATTCGATATTTGCGCCTTCTGCGAGATTACTTGCAATTCGCATCGCAGCACCATTTATCTCCTTATTCTCTATGGAAGATTGTAGACCCGTTAATTGCTGAGTCAATGATTCGCGTTCAATCTCACTAGATTTAAATAGCTGCTCATAGTTACCATCGGCCTCAGCTTTGGCCCTTTGTGCGTCTCTTGCTGCTCTTTCTTGTTCTTTTTTGTGTTTGTTGGCTTCTGTAATCTTGCCATTCAAACGGTCGTTCTCTTGCTGTAGTGTGGTTTGACTCTCGCCAAGTGCAGCAATCTGCGTCTGTAACTCGGCAACCGTTGGCTCACTA